TTGGGATTTCTCCCAAGACGGCGCTTTTCTGTTTTGGATCAGAGCGAACACTTCACGGCGAAGCCGCCGCTGAAGAAATAGGTGTTCGTCCAATACCTGTTTGGTGGACCTGAAGGGATTTCCCCCGCAAGGGGGGATAAACTTCGACTCCCGCAGGCCCACGGCAAAATGAAAACCGCCCTTTCGGACGGTTTTCATTTTGGTGGAGCGGAACACGCAATATCCGAACACGAAAGCGTAGCCGTGTTCTGTCCCGAAATGTTGAAGGTAAAGACGATTCTTCTGCCCCTGTCCCCTTCATCGTACACATACACAGAGTTGACCAAGGTATCAATGACCCTACGTTGATACTCTCGGCTGGTAACATCACCACTCTTGAACGAAAGTAGCCAATACATTATGCGCTCTTTCGTCAGGAGTGGTTTTTTCATTTCTTCACGGGCAATCTGCCCCTCCACCTCGTTTTTCTGAGTCTCCAATTCCTCAAGCCGCTCTTTGGTGGTGGAAGTAATGATACCTTGCTCAATGGCGGTCATGAGGTTTCGGATTTTCTTCTTTATGTCCTTGACCTGTTCCCTCAGTCCATCAACATAGCTCGTGTCGGCTGACTCCTTCTCGATTATCTCCATAGCTCGTGTTGCAATAAGCTCTATGTTTTCATCGGTCATTACACGCTCAACCGTGAACCGGGTAACGAGTTCTTCAATCCACTCTTTCTTCTCTACCTTTTTGGTACATTTCCGATTTCTTTTTCTGTCAATGCACTTGTAATAGTAATGGAGCTTTCCTGATTTGGACGTACCGCTTTCTCCTACCATAGCAGACCCACAGTAACCGCAGAACAGCTTGGTAGTGAGTAGGTAATCCTCCTTGGCTTTCGTCCTTGCTCGTGCTTTGGCGTTGTGTGAGAGCATGGCTTGTACCTTATCGAACAGTGCCTTGTCGATGATTGGCGGGACACCATCGGGGACAACAACGTCCATAAAGCGGTACACGCCAATATATTTATCGTTCTTCAACATCGTCCGCAGACTATTTTTGTTAAATGCGTTTCCTCTTGATGTCTTATACCCTCGCTCGTTGCAGTAGTTGATGATTTGGGTTGCCGACATTCCATCGGCGTACATCTGGAAAATTTCCTGTACGATTTTTGCACCGACAGGTTCAATTATATATCGTCTATCCTCCCCTACAGTGTAACCCAACGCCATTCCAGCTCCACCGTTGGCAACGCACTGTAGGGCATTTTCTTTCATGCCCCTCTTGATGTTCCGGGACAGGTTTTCTGAATAATACTCAGCATACCCTTCCAGCACTGACTCAAGGATAATTCCCTCCGGGGTGTCAGGCATGGGCTGTTTAGCGTAAAAAACTCGGACACCGTTCTTTTTGAGCTTGGCTTTGTAGATGGCAGAGTCATAGCGGTTTCGGGCAAAGCGGTCAAGGGTGTACATGATTACCGCTTCAAACTGTCCCTTCTCGCTGTCCTTGATAAGCCGCTGAAAGCTCGGACGGTTGTCGGTCTTACCCGATATGGCTCTATCGCAGTATTCGTTGATGATGGTAAAACCGTTTTTCAATGCGAACTCATGACACTCCCGAAGCTGTCCCTCTATGGATTCTTCTCGCTGGCTATGGCTTGAGTATCGTGCGTATATCACAGCTTTCGTAATATCACCTCCAAGTGTTTCTTGCGTCTGAGCAAGTCTATGGGAATTAGCTTAGACTGCCGTAGTATCTTCTTTATCCCCCTGTAACTCCTCTCGGTTCTCGAACTCATACACCATGCTCATGAACTCGTGACGAGTTCTGCGGGACAGGGAGCGGAACACCCTTAAAATGTCCTGCTCGTCCTCGTCCTTACCTTCTGCGGGGGCAAAGTCCTCCTCGTCCAAAAAGAAGTCGATTACAGAGCAATTCAACAGCTTTGCCATTTCCACCATTTCATGTTCTTTTGGCAGAGACCCGTTATTGATACTGGTAGCAAACGAGCTTGACCCCTTGACGGCTTTGACGATGGCGGTCAGGTTCGTACCTCTCTCGGCACAAATGCGATTGATGTTTTCCTTGAAAGCCAAGTCTGATTCCTCCTTCGAGAATTAAAATTCGGAAAATATAAATTTCACTATTGACAATTCGTGAAAGAAGAACTATAATAGGACCAAGAAGTTCGGAAATCACGAATTAGCAATAAGAAACCGACCTCTCGAAATTGCCGTTTCGAGAAGTTGAGTGGCGAAAACTCCTATAAGAATAATAACAATAATTCGCCTATTTGTCAAGGTAAATTCCGATTTTCAGAACTGTGGAAAGGAGGAAAAATGATGAGTCAGATTCAAGAGCGAATGAAACAGCTCGACATCAAGCAAGTAGACCTGATTATTGAACTGCGTAAGCGAGGTATCGTAGTTCAGCCACCCGAAATGTCGAGCATTATTCGTGGTGTCAACACCTACCCCAAGGCAAAAAGGGTGCTTGACGAGTGTGACAGGATTCTTAGCGAATATGAGCGTGAGTCTTGAGGACTCACAAATATCAGACCTCGCAAGACCGTTAATGGGTATCTTGGAAGCCTTTTACCAAGACCCGAAGAATGAGGAGGACTTTCAGAAATGGCTACTGAGTGTAGAAGAAAACAGAAATCAAACAAAAAGCTCGTGAGATTATTCGTTGCCCTGCTGGTGGTTACAGTCATTGGTTTTGCGGCGGGTATGACCATCGGGAAAATCACTACCCCGTCCAAAACCGTGACCATCACCGAAACAGTGGAAGTTCCTGCTCTTGTGACAGACAAATTGGTGGAGACGAAAGACGTATTTCTCTTTGACGTTCCTCTCTCAGATTCTTTGCAGAGATACCTCCATGAGATTTGTGCAGATGAGAACGTCCCGGTTACTCTGGCATACGCCATGATTGAACACGAGAGCAGATTTAACCCCGAAGTGGTGAGTTCTACTGACGATTACGGTCTCATGCAGATTAACGTGGTCAATCATGAGTGGCTTGAAGAAGATTACCGCTGTGCAGATATGCTCGACCCTTATCAGAACGTATTCTGCGGTGTGAAAATCATCGGGAGCTACCTTGAAAGATACGAAGGAGACTTACAGAAAGCTCTCATGGCGTACAACATGGGTGATTATGGTGCAAGGAAAGCGTGGGAAAACGGAGTGACAGAGACCTCCTATACCAAAGCAATTCTCTCTCTCATGGGGGAATATGAGGAGGTGCTGAACAATGCCACAGGTGATTGAGCTTAAAGGCGGCAAGGTCGAGACCATTTTCGGTGAAAGAGATTTTGCCTATCTCATTGAACAGCACATGGGCTACGAAGCCGCTGATTACTTTCGAGAACTGGTGAAGGAGCTGGAATGGTATAGGGAGGTGTACGATGATTACCCCGAATAGAAAAATCGGCAACACCTTTGAGTCTGACCTTTGTGAACTGCTCTATGAGCATGGCTATTGGGCGCATAAATTGGCGCAGAACGCAAGCGGTCAACCAGCGGACGTGATTGCCGTCAAGAGCGGAACGTCGTACCTCATTGACTGCAAGGTTTGCCGTACCAACAGATTTTCGATGGCTCGTATGGAGGAAAACCAAGACCTGTCTATGGAGCTGTGGAAATCCTGCGGAAACGGTGAAGGTTGGTTTGCAGTGCTTATAGGCGGTCAGGTTTATATGATAAAGCACTCCGTTGTAAAGTGCTTCAAGAATCGACAGTCCTACATGAGCGAAGCTGACATCAAGAACTTCGGCACATTGATTGGAGAGTGGCTGGAATGAATGTACTCGTATCGAACACTCTCACAATCGAAAACCCCACACAGGAAGCCTTGATGTGGTGCAAAAAGAACCTCACGATTGCAAACCCGGAGTATGCCAAGAAGGTGCGTATGCACTTTTGGGTAGGAGATACACCGTCAAAGCTCTCCCTCTACGAGCAGGAAGGGAACAACCTGATACTCCCCTTCGGGACACTGAGGACGTTGCCGGACTGTATCGCCAAAGAAAGCACCTTCACAAGCTCGTTTTCTGCCCCTGTGAGCGTTGTTTACGGCGGGGTTGATGTTCCACTCTATGACTACCAAAAAGACGCTGTAGAAGCCGTGTACAAGGCACAGTACGGTATTCTTCAAAGCCCTGCCGGGAGCGGCAAGACACAGATGGGAATAGCGTTGGTCAAGAAATACGGGAAACGTGCTTTGTGGCTCACCCATACGCTTGACCTCCTGCGACAGAGCAAGGAACGTGCGGAACGCTATGTAGATAAATCCCTTATCGGGACGGTGACAGAGGGCAAGGTCAATGTCGGCAAGGGTATCACCTTCGCCACCATTCAGACCATGTGCAAGCTGGATTTGCCAAGGTACAGGGATTTATGGGACGTAATCATTGTGGACGAGTGCCACCGCTGTTCCGGGACACCAACTGCCATGACGCAGTTCTACAAGGTTCTGAATAACTTGGCGGCTCGGCACAAGATTGGTCTCTCAGCAACGGTACACAGGTCGGACGGCATGATTGAAGCCACCTACGCTCTGCTTGGTCATGTGGTCTACACCGTACCCGATGAAGCCGTGGGAGACAAAATCATGAAGGTAGGTATCCTCCCTGTCGGCACAGGGGTTGAGATAGACCGAAGCTGTCTCAATACAGACGGTACTCTCAATTACACCAAACTCATTTCCTACCTGTGTAACTGCAAGATAAGGAATGACGCTATCCGGGCTTGTATCGTCAGTGAGTTCCGTCACTCGTGTCTCATTCTTTCGGACAGGCTGGAACACTTGGAGTTCCTTATGAACACGTTGCCGGACTTCATGAGAGAAAAAGCAGTCATGGTGAGCGGCAAAATGACCAGCAAAAAAGGCAAGGCTGACCGGGAGAAAGCGATTGAGGATATGCGGAGCGGTAAGAAAAAGTACCTGTTTGCCACCTACGCACTGGCAAAGGAAGGTCTCGACATACCGTGTTTGGAGCGGTTGTTCCTCATTACCCCGCAGAAAGATTATGCGGTGATAACACAGAGCATTGGCAGAATTGCCCGTGTGCATGAGGGTAAGGCAGACCCTATCGCCTATGACTTCGTAGACAATATTGCCTATCTCGTGAAGTCCTATAAGAAGCGGTGTACGACCTACCGAAAGAACGGTTGTTACTTCGTAGAGGAGGTGAAGAATTGAGACTGATTGTGTATGACGTGGAGGTGTTCAGTGATGATTGGTTAGTCATTTTCAAAGACATCGAGACAAAGCAGTACACCGTAATCCACAACGACATAGATGAACTGAAAGTCTCTCTGTCCGAAGAGTGCATTTACGTGGGCTTTAACTCGAAGCACTACGACCAGTTCATCATCAAGGCGATATGGAGTGACTTCACCCCAAGGGAAGTCAAAGAGGTCAACGACTACATCATTGGCGGCGGTCAAGGTTGGGACTACCCTCCTTTGAAGGGTATATACTTCCGATTCAACAATGTGGACATCAAGGACGATATGCAGATGGGCTTGTCCCTCAAAGCCATCGAAGGGCATTTGGGAATGTCTGTGGAGGAAACCTCCGTACCCTTCGACATTGACCGTCCTCTCACAGAAGACGAGTTGAGAGAGACAGTGTTCTACTGCAAGCACGATGTTGACACTACGGAAAAGCTCATTGAGCTACGGAAGAACTACCTCAAATCCAAAATCGACATCGGGAAACTCGCCGGGATTGATGAGGTCAAGGCTATGGGAATGACCAACGCCAAGCTGACTGCCGCTCTGCTTCAAAGCTCGAAAAAGCCCCATGACGATGAGCGGCACTACCAGTACCCGCCAAACCTAAAACGTGAGCTTATCCCACAGGAGGTGTTCGATTTCTTTGACCGCATGAAGAACCCCGAACTGAGCGACAAAGAGGTGTTCTCCTCCAAAATCGAAATCTCCATCGGTGAATGTCCTGTGACGATAGGCTACGGCGGTATTCATGGAGCGATACCCAATTATATGTGGAGGGAGGAAAGCTTGTGCGAAAACGAATCATAAAGAACTTCGATGTAGCAAGCTACTACCCTCACCTCATGACGATATGCGGGTACACCTCCCGCAACATTCCTTCCCCGGACGTGTTTGAGAACGTACTGGAACGGAGAATGAAAGCCAAAGCCGCAGGAGATAAGGTCACAGCAAACGCATTGAAGCTCGTTGTGAACACCACCTACGGGGCTATGCTGAACCAGTACAACGACCTGTATGACCCTCTCATGGGGCGGTCTGTATGTATCACAGGGCAGTTGTTCCTATTGGAAATGGCTCAGAACCTCTATCAGAACGTGGAGGATTTGAGAATCGTCCAGCTCAACACCGATGGTGTCATGATTGAGTTCTACGAAGACCAGTATGACGAGGTACTTGAAATCGTGAACGAGTGGCAATCCCGGACGGGCTTTGAGCTTGAGGAAGATTCCGTTTCTATGATTGCTCAGAAGGACGTAAACAACTACGTGGAGGTTCAGCCAAGCGGAGCGGTAAAGACCAAAGGCGGCTACTTGGTGAGGGGTATCGCCCCGGCAGGAGCTTTCAACATCAACAACAACGCCTGTATCGTTGCCACCGCCTTGCGGGAGTATTTCGTACACGGCACACCTGTGGAGGAGACCATAAACGCCTGTGACGATATATTCCAGTTCCAGCTCATAGCAAAGGCTGGCGTGAAGTACCGTGAAGCCTATCACCTTGTCGATGGTGAGAAAGTACCTGTGCAGAAGGTAAACCGGGTGTACGCCACCAAGGACACACGGTACGGGAAGCTGTTCAAGGTGAAAGCCGAAAACGACTCCACCGCCAAGATTGAAATGCTCCCGGAACACTGCATTATCGACAACGACAACAAACTCAACATTGACGATGTGGACAAGACCTTCTACATCGAAATGGCAAAGAAGCGTATCAATGACTTCTTGGGTATCAAGCCCGAAAAGAAAAAAGGAGGACGTAAGAAAATGGCTACCACAGCTAAGAAAGACGAAACCACAAACAAGACCCTCAACGTGTATCAGAAGTTACTCGTTGCAAGAGCGAAGTTCCTTGAGACGGACGTGCAGAAGACGGGAAAGAATATGCCCTTGTCCTTCAAGTATTTCGAGCTGGACGATATTGTCCCTGTTGCCACTCGCATTTTCAGCGAGGTAGGGCTTATCGCCATCGTGAACTTCACTTCTGACACCGCCACCATGAACATCGTCAACACCGACAATCCATGGGACGAGTGCATTAAGTTTGAAGCTCCCTTCAATCAAATTGCCCCTATCGTGAGTAACACGGGCAAACAGGCTACCAACGAAATGCAAGCCCTTGGTTCTTCCATCACCTATATGCGCCGCTACCTGTACATGATTGCCCTCGACATCTGCGAGAGCGACAGTATTGACGCAAATGCCGGAAAGCCTGTTGCCGCACCTCAGACCGCCCACACTGCCCCGGCTACTCCCGAACAGCGGCAGGAAGTGAAGCAGGAACTCACCGCTCCGGCTGACAACGCTACCCCGCTACAGATTAAGGGGCTGAAAGCGGTGCTGAAAAAGCTCAAGGACGCTGACCCCTCCAAGGAGGAAATGATTGCTCAGATTGCGGTGCAGACCGAAGGGTTTACCGTTATCAGCAAGTCCGACTGCGAGACCCTTATCACCCGTATTACGACCATGCTGGAAGGGAGTGACGAGTAATGGAATGGCTTGACAGCAATCAGCTTAAAATTACACCTCCCAAGCGCACCAAGAAAATCACGGGTACTCGCTTTGCAACAATCCTTGGTCTGAACCCGTGGTCTACCCCATTTGAAATGTGGTGCGCCATCACAAAGACCTACGAAGCCCCGTTTGAGGACACGATTTACACAATCGCTGGTAAGACCATCGAACCTAAACAGGCTGACTACATGAAGAAGTCTTACGGTATGGATTTAATCAGTCCTACCGACCGCTACGGCGCAGACTACTTCAACAAAACGTGGGGTGACTTCTTCCCGGAAAACCCGTACTTCGGCGGTATGTGGGACTACCTTGGGGTAGACGAGAACGGCGTTGTAGACACCGTACTCGAAATGAAGACCACCAAGCGCATTGAGGACTGGCAGGACGATGTACCCGAATACTACGCTCTACAGGCGGCTCTCTACGCTTATCTTCTTGGTGTGGACAACGTAGTGATGGTAGCTTCCTTCCTCGAAGAAAAGGACTATGCAGACCCCTCCAAGTTCACGCCAAACGTGAAGAACACGATTACGGTAGAGTTCAAGGTCAGTGAGCGTTACCCCGATTTCGAGAGAATGATTGCAGAGGTCACGTCTTGGTGGGGCGAGTATGTGACGGGCGGTATCTCCCCTGTGTATGACGAGAAGAAGGACGCTGACATTCTTGCCGCTCTCCGCACCCACAATCTCACTCCCGATACCGACATCAACGCTCTCATTTCCGAAGCAGAAGGTCTCAAAAAGGAAGTGGACACCGCCGTTTCTGCGATTGCAGACAAGGAAAAGCGGCTCAAGGAAATCAACGACATTATCAAGGAATACGCCATGAAGCAATTCCGTCCCGGCGATAAGAAGATTGAGGTCAAGGGAGCGACCTACACATGGTCTATCTCCCGCTCCGAGACCACCACCATCGACAAAAAGGCATTGGAAGCAGACGGTCTGCTTGAGAAGTATCAGAAGAAATCTGAGCAGTTCCGTATGACGGTCAAATAGGAGGTCTGCGATATGTACATTAACCCGTTTGTCGCAGGGGTGCTGGCTACCATCATGGTAGAGCTGATAATCCTCATCGGCGTAGCAGTTTACAACACAAACAAAAAGTAATTAGGAGGAAAAAGACAATGGCAAGAATCCCTATGACGAGTGGTTTCACTCTCATTCCCGAAGGAACATACGTGTTCCGTATCTATGACGCAAAATACGATGAGGAGTTCGGCAAAATCGAAATTAAGCTGGTCAATGCGGCTGGCATGACCCACACGGAACGCTTCTCGATTAAGGACAAAAATGATGAACTCAACGAAAAGGCTCTCAATGCGTTCTCGTATTTTGCAAAGACCGCTATGGGCGATTTCACCTTGGAGGATATCGACCCGGAGGAGCTTATCGACCATTTTATCTGTGCAGAGGTTGTCCATACCAAGCTACCGTCCAACAAAGACCCGAACAAGACGGTCACTTTCGCCAACCTTGGGGACAAGTCCCCTGCGGAGTATTTCGACACTGACCCTGTGGCAAGGGCTTTGACGATTGGCAAGGATAGCGGCATTACTCCCGCTCCGAAAGCACCCGCCACTCCCGCTCCCGCTCCTGCGGCAGAACCTAAGAAGGGTCTCGATTTGAACGCTCTGTTGGGAGACCTTTAAGGAGGAAACAAGATGGAGCTTAAAGACAGCGGCAATCGCAGAGAGTTTTCTTCCGGGGCTGTAAGAGACATCAACGAGGGTAAAGGGAGGTGCGACCTCCTTCCCCTCGATGTCCTTGGAGAGCTGTATGACAGTCCTATCCTGACCGCTATCAACAAGTATATCCGTACAGGGCAGAAAATGTTCATCGTTGAAGCCATTAAAGAGTTCTCAGGGTTGCAGTACGGCAACCTTGCAACGGCTATGTTGGAGGTTTCCAAGCACTATGAGGACGGTTGCCAAAAGTACGGCGAGAGGAACTGGGAAAAAGGAATCCCCCTTCACTGTTACATCGACAGCGGCGTAAGGCACTACATCAAGTGGAAAAGGGGTGATACCGACGAACCCCATGACAGGGCTTTCCTGTGGAATATGCTTGGAGCGGTTTGGACGCACAACAATCTCCCGGAGTTTTGCGATTTACCATTCAGTGAGGAGGTAGACCATGACAGAGAAAGAACGACATGACCTTTTTATGGGTACGGGGATTGGAAAGTTTATTGACAATGAGTTTGAGACCTACCTGTTGGCAAATGGATTCTTCTCCGCTCCTGCAAGCACAAAGTATCACGGAAATTACGAGGGAGGTCTGTTCGACCACTCCTTTACGGTGATGAACATTCTTGTGGAGCTTTCAGCGAAAAACAATCTCAAATGGCAGAGAGCGGAAAGCCCCTTCATCGTGGGTATGTTCCATGACCTCTGCAAAATCGACCAGTACCGTATTGACAACAGCGAACCCTACACCGTGGGTGAAGCGACCCGCTATGAGTGCCGTACCGACACCGATTTCAAGGGTCACGGCGATAAATCTATTCTTCTCTTGTGTCAGTACATGAAGCTGACGGAGGAGGAAGTCATGTGTATTCGATACCACATGGGAGCTTTCACCGAGAAAGACGAGTGGAGGGATTACACCAACGCTGTACACCGCTATGCAAGCGTCCTTTGGACGCACCATGCGGATATGCTCGCTTCTCATGTCTGCGGTATCTGACCATGAACAGAGCGGAACGCAGACGGAGACAAAAACAGGGTCTTCCCGCTGTCAAAGAACCCGTGTTGAATGTTAAGGCGAGTGACATTCAACAGATAAAAGAGGACGCTACCCACACTGCCGCTGACATAGCATTTTTCCTCATGCTGGCTATCCCTGTCATGGTCATACACGACAAGTACCCGCAGATTATGAGGAAGGTGGTAGATGGTAAGTCGAGGGAGGAACGCTTTGCAGACCTCTGTATTGACCTGTATGAGTCCTTCAATCAAGGGTACGTATCGCTTGACGATTTGGCAGAGTGCTTATGGGAAGAAGCTGGAATCAAACTCGAAAAGAAAAAATAGGAGGAAAAACCATGAATTACAGGCTCAAAAGCAAGGACGGCAAGGTTACTTTCCTGCTCCACACGGGCAAGGATTTCGTAAAAAATCAGATGTCGGTTGCGTCTGCACAACACATCATTGACACGGGCAAGCTCAAGAAGTCCACCAAAGAAGGCTACCCCATCAACGTAGACAACAAGTGGTACTTTGAGGGTGAGATTTACAAGACCTACGCACCCAAGGCAGAGGAGGACGCTGAATGAAGACCTTTTACTCCGAATACGTGCAACACTGCATGAGGTTTTATGCGAGACACCCAAACCCGAAGTTTCGGAGTGACGCTGACAAACAGAACTGGTACGCCTGTGACAACGCCATGAAGGGCTTTACAGACAAGGAGCGGGAAATCCTTCTGACGGTCTACAGGGAGGGCGATGCCATTCCCGATAACGTCTACAATCTGTCTGTTGCCCTTGACATCAAGCAGGATTTCATTTGGAAGCTCATCAATGAGCTGGAACGCAAGGTTGCGAAAAGGAGGAAGCTGGTGTGATTCACTACGAAAACATTCCCGTTGAACTGAAAAGGCTAAATCAGTGGGTCTGTACTCGTAGCGACAGCAAAGTGCCGATGAAAGCCTTTGAGAACGAAGCCGCTTCATCGACCAATCCTCAGACGTGGGCTACCTTCGACATAGCAAACAACGCTGTGTCGAAGGGGTTCTACGACTACTGCGGCTTTGTGTTTGCCGACAACGGCTACGTTGGTATAGACATCGACACGGGTTACGACCAAGACGGATTTCTCTCGCAGACTGCCGCAGACATCATCGGAAAGTGCAAGAGCTATACGGAGAAATCCAAGAGCGGCAGAGGTTTCCATATTCTCCTGAGAGGTACGCTCCCCTTTAAGGGCAAGAACAACCTCGCCGGGGTGGAAATATACAAGTCCGCACGATACTTCATCATGACGGGCAACACTCTCCTCTACCGCACCATTGAAGAAAATCAGGAAGCCATTGATTATGTCGTGGAGAAGTATTTCCCGGATACCCGGCAGAAAAAAGACTCTCCCGACTACGGAAGCCGCATTTACTCTCCCGTTTGGGAGCTACCCGAAAACAACCGTATCAAGCTCCGTCCCGTATATCCGAGAATACCTGACGGAAGCCGCAACATCTGTCTCACCTCTCTCGCTGGTATGCTCCACAATCAGGGCTACAGCAAGGGGCAGATATATGACGAGCTGGTCTACTGCAACACTGTTGCCTGTGACCCGCCTATCGACAGGAGCGAGATACGCACCATCGTAAACAGCGTCACCCGATACAAACGATAAGGAGGTCATAACCATGACATTTCAGAGAGACACCGAAGTTTACAGAGGGGACATTTTCTACATAGCTACTGGCGGTTATGTCGGTTCAGAGCAGAAAGCCGGGAGACCCGGCATTATCGTCTCCAACGACACCGCAAACAAGCACTCTCCCAACGTGGAAGTCGTGTTCCTGACTTCACAGGAGAAGAAGCCCCTTCCCACACACGTTGAAGTGGTCTGCAAAGTACCCTCCACTGCCCTCTGTGAGAACATTCAGACCGTGGCAAAAGAACGGCTTGGTGACTTTATCCGCTCCTGCACCACCTCAGAAATGGAGAAGATTGACAACGCTCTGCTGATTTCTCTCGGAATGGAAGCCCCGAAAGCAATCGGGGGGGGGACTCAGGAATCTACGCAGACCATTGAGACAGAAAGAAACCTATACAAGACCCTGTATGAGCAACTGCTTGACAGAATGTTGGTAAAGACCTGATAGGAGGATTATGAAATGAATGTGACTTTGATTCAAGCGACACCGAACCCCATTGAGACTATCGCTCTCATGGCGAGTATCTGCTATGACAGCGACCCGAAAAACCCCATGGGGCTGGTGAAGCACCTGTACCGAAACGGACACCATAGCGTGTTTGAGCATATCTACTTCACCTTCAAAATCGAGGGTATCTCTCGTGCCTGTTCTCACCAGCTCGTGCGGCATAGGCACTGTAGCTTCACTCAGCGCAGTCAGCGGTACTGCTCCGAGGACGGGTTTGGGTTTGTAACTCCTCCGAGCATTGAGAAGGACGAGGAACTTGACCACTACAAGGATTATATGACTACGTTTGTTGCCCCCATTTATAAAGAGCTACAGACAATGGGTGTTCCCAACGAGGACGCTCGTTATATCCTCCCCAACGCCTGTGAGACCGAGCTGTACCTATCCTGCAACCTGAGAGAGCTTATCCATATCGCCAACGAGCGGCTCTGTCTCAGGGCGCAGTGGGAAATCCGGGAGCTGGTAGAAAAGATGGTCTCTCTCGTAGACCCGGAACTTCACTTCATGCTCGTTCCCAAGTGCAAGAGCGGCAGAATTGTATGTCATGAAGTTTGCAGAGGTGTAGACAATGATTAACACAAAAGGAGAATGGATTTATACCAACGCTGAGATTGCCTATGAGCTTGGGCTTTCCCCGGCTACCGTCAACGCCATTGGCAAGAAGCTCTACGGCAACAAAATCCCTCATTGGACTGCTCTCGAAGTCCGTAGGATTATCCAGTACATCAAGTCCATTTCCGTTGAGGAGGACGAAAAACGGCTACAGGTGCTTCGTGACATCGTTGCCGAAACAGGCTATGTAAAGCAGGACAATGAGGAAGTAATAAAGAACGTGAGGAGGGATTTACACAATGTCTGAATATGAGAAAGACAAGCTATACTGCCCCCTCTTTATGATGTCTCCTGCTTTCAAGACAATGAAGGGTTGTGAGTGCCGCAAGGAAATGTGTGCTTGGTGGGTAGAGGATAAACAGAAATGCGCTATTGCAGTAGGAGGTGAGCGCAATCGTGGCAAGTGACAGAGAACTTTTTGAACTGCGTAATGGCAGGGTCATTATGGACGAAGAACTGTCGGAGAAAATGTACATTATCAAGTCCTATCACCCGGAACGGGCTGATGAGACAAGCTCCGGCTTTGAGTGGTCTGAAATGGGTATGGCAAACCTTTTCGGTCTGCTCTATAACAGGGAAGCTCGTTATTGCACTGAGCATAAGAGCTGGTACACCTACTTTGAGGGGGCATGGCGCAAGGACGAGGGCGCAATCCTTGTATCTGAAAAAATCAAAGACTTTGTGCGGCTCATGATACTCTACTGCGGGGAAATCACGGACGATGATACCCGCAAGAGCTACACCGCCTTTGTCAATAAGATGGGCGATAGGCGCATGAGGGACAGGATTTTGAAGGACGCTACGGGTGAGCTTCGTATCTCTGCGGTGGAGTTTGACGCAAACCCCTACCTCATCAATTGTCAGAATGGGACATACTCTCTCGAAGATTTTTCCTTCCGGGAAGCAAGGTGGGACGATTTCATCACCATGCAGACCAACTTTCGGCATACTGTCCGGCGTGACGTGAAGTGCAAGCGGTGGGAACAGTTTATCGAAGAGGTCACGCAGGGAGACAAGGACAAAGCAGACTTCCTGCAACGTGCGCTTGGCTACTCCATGCTTGGCATGAGCAACGAGGAGTGTATGTTTATCCTTCACGGCAAAACGACCCGCAACGGCAAGAGTACCCTCCTCAACACCATTGAGTATATGCTTGGGGACTATGCCAAGGTTGCCCCTGTCGGTATGATTTGCCGGGGTGACAGGCAGAAGGACGCAGAAGCCGCTTCCCCTACCCTTGCGGGACTCAAAGGCAAACGCTTCGTCACTATGAGCGAGAGCAACGAGTACGGCAAGCTGGACGAGGAGAAAATCAAACAGCTTACAGGCGGCGAGGAAATCTCCGCTCGTGCGCTGTACCAGTCGGCAATCACCTACAGACCGCAGTTTACCTTGTGGCTCTCCTGCAACGACCTTCCTATGGTTACAGACAAGTCCCTGTTTGCTTCTCAACGTATCAAGGTGATTGAGTTCAACCGCCACTTTACCCCGCAGGAGCAGGACACGCACCTCAAGGACGAACTGACTTCCCTCGAAGCCATGAGCGGTATCTTCATGTGGCTGGTGCGTGGGTACATCAAGTACAAGGAGAACGGTCTTGCTATGGCTGACGCTATGGCGAAGGTAGTTGCAAAATATGAGCGGGACAACGACCTTGTTTTACAATTCCTTGAAAGCCGCTGTGTGCGTGTTCCCGAAGATGAGAATAACCCATACGGGGAGAAGAACAAGCGGACGCTCATCAAGGCAAAAGACCTCTACAACGCTTTCAAGCTGTGGGCGAAGTCTGAGGGCGCATACGTTCTTTCCGCAAGAAAGTTCAATGCTGAAATGGAGCGTCACCCGGAGTGGTTTGATAGAAAATCGACTTCCAGCGGGTTCGTGATTTATTGGGGTGTGAAGCTCAAGGAGGTGGTGTGATGAAAGAGATTAAGGTCACTCGTTGTGTTGGCGAAGGACAGGGAGAATGTAAACGGTGCAAAGAGCTGAAAGGTTGGGGTCTCAACTGGACTTTCTTCCTATATAAAATTGAGGGACGTGAGGGTTGCTACTGCTTCGACTGCATTAAAGCAATCATAGAGGAGGAAGAACAATGCCAAGAGTCTTGGTGGGGGTAAACGACTCCAAGATAGGTGCTTACACCTTCTCCGACAGAAAGCGTCCAGCAATCTGTGTAGAGAAAGGAAACACCATCACCGTATATGGATATTTTAATGATAAAGAAACTGCCAACAACTTTATGCACGAGCTGGCACAGGCAGTTGGTGCGAAGGAGGAATAGACATGATTTGCTTCGGCTCATATTACCACTTCTTCGGAGAGGACGTTGAGTATATCTCCCTCACCAATGTCGGAGGTGAGTACCCGTACAAGCTCATGGTCTTTCTCAGAAGCGGCAGATGTTTTTCGGTCAGCTACAAAATTCAGAAGGACGCAGAAAAGGAAAGAGACCGTCTTGTCCACAGTGTAGACACCGCAAGAAACGCACAGTCACAGCGGGTTTTGAACAAGCTACAGCTTCTCGACTATTCCATAAGAACCATCGACCGCAGACAGCTTCGCATTTGGAGACAGCTCAAAGTTCTGCTTGGTGTGACCGTAGATGAGGAGTAGGTATGGAAAATAAAATGTTCAGAGAGCTTCAAGGCTTGTTGGAAGACATCAACGAAAACGAAATCGTATCGCACATATTGGACGGGACACTTATCTCTTGGTTAAGCTCTTGGAAGATGAAGTGTGGTATGCTGACGGCTTTTCTCGTTGAGAATGACAAGGCAAACATGGCAGAGCTTGACAAGCTCCGGCGTGAGAACTTTGGTCTCAAAACCACAGTGAAAAATCAGCGGGAGAAGCTGGACAAGTTCTACCGCACCTATTGAAACCCAAATTGTCTTAAAAGGATTGGAAAATTATCTAAAACGACATTTGGGAAATAACACGAAAAGGATTGAAAAATTATCTTTTTCTGTGTGAGGACATGAAGTAGTTAAAGTAGTTGTTTTTTAGTTTTTGCGTATAAGTTCTCCTATAAGGGGTCTATATAGTAAAAGTTACACGCAAAAATTGATTTTCAACTACTTCAACTACGCAAGAAGAATAAGAATAAGAGGACTCTCCACCGTCTGTTTAGGCGAAAAAGAGGACTCTCAGGGAGGTAAAAATCATGGCGAAAAAGAACGAAACCGAGGACGTACAGGTGGTCAAAAAGAAGCCCCGTGGTGGCAACTCTCCTGTCATTGGCATGAATGGGTATGACCTTGAACCGGGAGACAATACGAAATACCTGACGTTGAACATTGAGCTGTTTAACTTGGAGAAGATTGACCTACACGATGAGGAAGCTGTTGCCCGTAGGTTGGAGGAGTATTTTCAGATATATGCAAAATATGATACGAAACCTACGGTTGCTGGTATGGCTATGGCGTTGGGTATGAATCGTAGGACATTGATTGCGATTGTCAACGACTATGCCACTGGTGGTGCTGGTTACAAGACTGCGTTGCCGCACGAGGTAGCCCTCGTTATAAAAAAAGCGTACTCTTTGCTCGAAGTTTTGTGGGAAAATTACTCCTCCAACGGCAAAATAAATCCCGTTATGGCAATCTTCCTTGCCAAGAACAACTATGGATATCAGGACAAGACGGAGTATGTGCTGACCCCCAACTCTCAGCAGGACAGCGACTATGACGCTGACTCTATCCGAAAGAGATACCTTATCGACTCTGCAAGCGACTCTGACGAGGACGGTAACGACTCTGACAACGACTAACGACTCTCGACTATCAACTCTCAAGCGACTATCGACTATCGACTATGAAACCGCCACTGGTTCTATCCCGGTTCTGTCCGGCGTGGAGCTGGTGGCGGTCTTTTTGTGCGGGAATTTTCATGATTTTTCGGATTTTTGGCGGCTACTATTAACGCTTTACAGCAGTAAAGTAAAATCGGTTGTTTTCCGGGGGCTTATCCTGCTTTTTCGGGCGAATACCTTATTATAATAGAAAGAAAAAATTTATCCGAAAAAGATAAAAAATTGCGAAAAACCTATTGACAATTCGGAAAAGCCGAATTATAATATAATCAGCAAAGGACAAGAAACAGTCTTAACAGGATAACAGGAGGTTTAAAAAATGAGGATTTACGAATTAACGCCAACGGACGGACGCAAGAGTTTTTACGGGAAAGCGGTTGTACAGATTGAAGAAAACGGAACGGAAACGCTTTTAAGCTATGGAACGCCAATTATTAAAAGGTTCGTTTCCGGGGAAATGGTCAAGTTGTGGGACGGTTGGAGCGCAACGACAGGACGCCATATTAAAGCGTTTTGCGGGTTGAATAAAGGAGGGTATGAAAAATTGGAGCTTGAGAAAAAGCCATGATTTCAAGACGGTATGCAAAATAAGAGGAGGTAAAGAAAATGAAAATTAAGACAATGAGAAAAGCCATTGTAAACGGTTCTGTTAATGTAAAATGTGCGGGTTATTGTGATTTACAAGCCCTATTATATAATCATTCTCCATTTGCTTATACGTGCGGGATTTACGGTTGGAATTTTGACGTTTACGAGGTTTACGGGGTTACGATTTGCACGGGTTATAGAAATATGCCGGGTAAACGCCTTGAGGGTATAAGGGAATACGAGGACAAAGCAAGAGCCATATTAGAAAATTACACCGATTACAACGGCGTTGGAGGACATGACAGGAAAAAAGCGGAAATTGAAGCACTTTTGCAAGAGTTTTGCAAGTTGAACGGGGGTTATTAAAATGAAACGCATTTGTTCCAATGGAATGTGCAAAGAATACAAGAACGGCAATATTACAATTAAGTTTGACCGGGAAACAGTGGAGGACGCAAGGAAAGACCCCATTTTAACATTGTCAAGCGTTTTAGATGATTTTGATTGTTATTTCATCGGGGAAAGCTATTGTTTAAGCAATTTCGCCATGGGACATACAATTTATAATGCCTATTCGGATTTGATTTATATATTTGATTGGAATTTGTTGGCTATGTTGAAAAATGGTGAAATGGTGAAATTGTACGCAAGAGAGCCGGACGAAACAGACCGGGAAATTATAGAAAGAGAGGGTTTATAAAATGGCAAGCTATATTTTCAAGACAACGGCAACAATGAAAGAATATAACCGCCGCAAATGGTGGATTGATTCTAACATTATTCGGGAAATTCGGGTTGAATCTGAAAACATTAAAACCGCTTTACAACGGTATCGGGAAATTGTAGCAGAAAAATATTATATTGACATTTCGGCAAATGCCATTAAAAACAAGTCTGCTATGTACGTTAATACCCCGGACGGGGACGCAAAACAAGTTGGATATGTTATCACGGGAAAAACAGAATTTGAAGACAGGGAAAATTATAAATGGTCAACACAATTTATTGATTTGTGGGTGTCGGTTTTAACAGTAGTCGAAACAGATTTTTCGGAGGTGTAAAAAATGAAATTTGAATTTTTCCCCGGCGATATTGCCGCCGCTATTGTTAAAGTAGCAGGAGAAACAGACCCGGCAATTATTGACAGTGCAACGGGGGCTTTATACGAGCTTAAAGCCATTTGCGAAAACAGATATAACAGTGAGTTTTATAGGGATTTTTACAAGCTACTCGAAAAGTTTACGGAGGTAACACAATGACAGATTATAACGCTATCGCAAGAAATAACCTTGATGAAATTATGAAAGAATTAGCAGAATACACCCGTTTAGCGGAGGAAATAGCCGCAACGGTTGACAGCTTGAAAGACGTATTGAAAAAGCACATGGAGGAAAACGGGCTTGACGTGCTGACAGGGACGGAACACAAAGCGATATATAAAGCCGTTTCAAGTAGCAGAGTAGACACGATAGCATTAAAAAAGGAATTGCCGGACATAGCCGCAAAATTTACCCGCACAACGTCAAGCAAGCGTTTCACATTCGTTTAACAGGAGGTTTTGAAAATATGTTTACTGTAATTTGTATTATCCTTTTTCCCTTTGTCCTTTTGGGTGAAATTTTGAGACAAAGCAAATGAAACGCAAGCCCCCGGAGCTATTGCCGGGGGCTTTATTTTATGCCCGTTTTTCTGCCCCTCCTGCCCCTTTACAGGGGCTTTTTATATGGGGGGTTACTCCTATACCCCCTATTATATACGGGGGCTTATATGGCTATACAGGGGGGGTTATATAAGGGGGTATATATTGGGGGTTGTGCTTGCCTTTGTCCTTTGTCCTTGTGCATTGGGTTCTTGTGTTTCCTCTTGTGTTGCTTTGCGTGTTGGGTTCTTGCCTTTGTCCTTGTGTTGCGGGGTTTGCCCCTCGTGGCTTTGTGTTGGGGCTTGCCTTTGCCGCTGTCAATTGGGCATATTCTATTGAATGTGTGCGGGTATACTGTCAATAGGGTTTTATATTGGCTTTTGGTTGCGCTGTCATTTTGAAATAATGCTATTGACAGCGGCGCAACGGGGGACACAAGGCAAGCGGCAAAGCATACCCCCGGAGGGGGACAGACAAAGCCGCCAGCCGGGGGAGGGAGTGGCTTGAGTTCCCCAAAATTTCAAAAAGAATAAAAAGGACAATATATTATCTTTATTGTGTTGACAATCATCTTCTCTTGTGCTATACTTGTCCCATAAGAACAAGGAGGTGCGTTATGGTACTCAACAATGTGGAGCTTGATGTCAAAATCAAATGCGTGGAGACAGGCACTACCCAACAGGTGCTTGCGGAGCGTGTTGACACCACTGCTCAGTATGTAAATAGGATTATCAAGAAAAAGGAGGGTCTTGTAAATAAGACCTTCGTGGAAATCATGGAAGCTCTCGGATATGACATCGTTATGACCTACGTCAAGCGAGAGGAACAATGAAGGTGGTGTGTACATGAGGGTCGGTTATGTACGAGTAAGCACCGTAGAGCAAAATCCGGCACGACAGTTGGAAATCATGAAGTCCTTTGGTGTGGAGAAAATCTACAGTGACAAGACCAGTGGGAAGAACACCAATCGACCTCAGTTCAAGGAAATGCTCTCTTTCCTACGGGAAGGTGACGTGTTGTACGTTGAGTCCTTCTCCCGTCTGTCCCGTAGCACCAAAGACTTGTTGGCTACTGTGGCTACGCTGACGGACAGAGGGGTGAATCTTATCTCGGACAAGGAGAAGGTCGATACCACCACCCCACAGGGGCGGTTTATGCTGACGGTGTTTGCGGCGTTGTCAGAGCTGGAACGGGAGAATATCTTGGAACGACAACGGGAAGGTATTGAGATTGCGAAATCCGAAGGGAAATACAAGGGGCGCAAGCCGATTGCGGTGACAGACAGGTTTCTTGGTGCGGCTCGGAGCTGGCAGGAGGGGTCTATCTCTCTGAAAAAGGCTGTTGAGCAGTCGGGAGTGTCGGAGTCTACTTTCTTTCGCAAGTGCAAACAGGAAGGAATAAGGAGGACGAGAGTATGAAGAAGTTGATTTCAGCCTTGTGCGTGGTTATGATGATATTTACGTTGGTCGGGTGCGGTCAGCAGGAGCAAGAGGAGGTGGTCGAGTTGACGGACGCTGAGAAATTTGCACAGGAAAACGGTATCTCGGTGGAGCTGGCGCAGGATATTGAAAATGCCCTGTCGCAGACAGATGTACCTCCCTCTCTGAATATACTCAACGAGTGGAAGCAGATTGACGATTACGCAGAGGGTCAGCGGTACACGGGCAATATCTACTCTAACGCACAGAACAGGTACTACTACATGGTGTTCTATGTGAAGGACGATAAGGTTGAGAGTATTCGAGACCAGCAAAACGGGCTTGAATTTCTCTACCAGCGGACAGACTGATATATTGATGATTTCGGCGCATGATTGCGATTGGGACTTCGGTCTCGGCAGTCATGCGCCTTTTCTTTTAGGAGGTATTATGAAAAAGCTACTTGAGACAATTTACAACAAACTTGAGACCAGCTCTTATCAGTTTCAATTATACGAAGACCTGTACTACATGAGCAAGGAAGCTATGAAGACGGACGTTTCCCTTGGGGTGGAGTATTTGAAACTCCTCTCCGCTCGGTGTGAACAGACCATGCGGGACAGGTCTCTCTCGGAGAAGGACGTGCAGGAGCTTTTCTCCCTGCATAAGCGGGTGTGTCTTGCGGCGGCAAGGGAGGATTTTGACTCGTACCTTCTCTACGTGGAGTGGAACAGAGAACCTGAGAAGAAGTTTTACCCTCCCCGGCGTAAGGTGCTGAAACAGGTGGTGGACGCTTTGCAAGAATTGGCAGACGATAAGCTGGACTTGCTTGCGGTCTCCCTCCCTCCCGGTTGTGGTAAGACCACTCTCGCTATCTTCTATCTGACTTGGCTGGCGGGGAGAATACCAAATGAACCCATGCTGACGGGTAGCCACTCCAACGCTTTTATCCGGGGTGTCTACGATGAATGTCTCAGAATCCTCGACAAAGACGGTGACTACCTGTGGCGGGACGTGTTTCCGGGAGTTGGGGTCACAAGCACCAACGCCAAAGACTGCCGTATTGACCTTGACAAGAGACAGAGGTTTGAGACCTTGGAGTTTACCTCCATCGGTACTGGTAATGCGGGTCTGTATCGAGCGGCTACCCTCCTCTACTGTGACGATTTGGTATCGGGTATTGAGGTGGCACTGTCAAAGGAACGGCTGGACAAGCTGTGGGAAACCTACACCACTGACCTTCGTCAGCGTAAAATCGGAGACCACTGCAAGGAACTTCATATCGCTACCCGTTGGTCTGTGCATGACGTGATTGGTCGGTTGGAGCGGGAATATGCGGACAGCGACAGGGCGAAGTTCATCGTTGTCCCGGCTCTCGATGAGAATGACGAGTCCAATTTTGATTACGCCTATGGGGTCGGGTTCACCACAAAGTTCTACCATGAGCAACGGAACATCATGGACGATGTGAGTTGGAGGGCATTGTACATGAACGAACCCATCGAGCGTGAGGGTCTTGTCTACACTCCTGACGAGCTTCGCCGCTACTTTGAGCTTCCGGGAGAAGAACCTGACGCTATCATCGGCGTGTGTGACACCAAGGACAAAGGAGCGGACTACGCTTTCCTCCCTGTGGCGTATGTGTACGGGCAGGACTACTATATTGACGATTGTGTCTGCGACAACGGTCTGCCGAACATTGTGGACGCTCGTCTGACGGAAATCCTTGTCCGGCATAAGGTGAAGTCCTGTCGCTTCGAGTCCAACTCGGCAGGAAGACGGGTTGCGGAGAAGATACAGGAGGAAGTGAAGAAGAAAAATGGTATCACCCACATTACAATGAAGTTCACCACCGCAAACAAGGAGACTAAAATCATCGTCAATTCGGCATGGGTCAAGGAGCATTGTCTGTTCCGGGACGCTTCCCTCTATCAGAAAAAGTCTGACTACGGGAAGATGATGGATATGCTCTGCTCCTACACGGTTGCGGGTAAAAACAAGCATGACGATGTTCCTGACGGCATGGCTATGTTGGCTGAATACGCACAGTCGTTGAGCGGTCAGCGTGTGGAAGTGTTCAAAAGACCTTGGTAATTCACATTATCCACAGAATTTTCCACATTTAATTCGTGAAAGAAGAACAAGCACTTGATTTTTACGAATTGCTATGCTATAATGATATAGGTAAAAGTGTATAGTCAAACAAGTGGCGCATGATTGCGATTTGGGATTTCTCTCAAACGGTCATGCGCCATTTTTATTTCAGAAGAAAGGAGGGGCAATCATGGGAAACGTCATTGACACATCGAAATCCATGTCTCAGACACGGCAGATGAACGGCAGACGGGTTATCAAGACCAGCGTGAAGGAAATCACCCGTGAAAACGTAGTCGATGTTCTTCAAAAGGCTCTTGGTACGCATGAGCTGAACCGTAGTGAGATTGATTATCTGTGGAATTACTACCGTGGCAAGCAACCGATACTCTACCGCACCAAGGACGTGCGTCCCGAAATCTGCAACAAGATTGTGGAGAACCGGGCAAACGAGATTGTCTCCTTCAAGGTCGGCTATCTCTGCGGCGAACCGATACAGTATGTCGGCAGGAACGCAGATGAACATACCACTCAGGCTATCACGGCTCTCAATGAGCTGATGTTTGCGGAAGACAAGGCAACGAAAGACCAAGAGATTGTAGAGTGGCAGATGATTTGCGGCACTGGCTACCGTTTGGTTCTGCCTGATGAAGCCGGAGAGGAAGACGATTCTCCTTTTGAGATTTACACTCTCGACCCCCGTGATACCTTCGTGGTCTATTCCAGCGAAATCGGCAACAAGCCGCTGATGGGCGTGAAGTATTACAAAGACGATGATGAAATCCTGCGCTTCTCGGTCTACACGCAGAACAGGTACTACCTCATCGAGGGTGACATTCTCAAAGAGGAAAAGGCTCATGCTCTCGATATGATTCCGATTTTTGAGTACCCGGCGAACAACGCTCGGCTTGGCTCTTTTGAGATTGTTCTTCCCCTGCTCGATACCATCAACAATATTGAGTCCAACCGTATGGACGGTATGGAGCAGACCATACAGGCGTTCATTAAGTTTGTGAACTGCGACATCACCTCTGAGGACTTCAAGGAACTCAAAGAGCTTGGGGCAATCAAGGTGAAGTCCGTAGACGGCGCAAACGCTGACGTGGACGTTGTTACCAATGACCTTAACCAAGACCAGTCTCAGACCCTTAAAGAAGACTGTTACTCGGCTATCCTCACCATCTGCGGCATACCGAACCGCAACGGTGGTACTTCCACCTCCGACACGGGAGCGGCGGTACTGCTCCGTGATGGTTGGTCTCTTGCGGAAGCGAGGGCAAAGGACAGTGAGCATATGTTCAAAAAGGCTGAGAAGAAAATGCTCAAGCTGGTGCTTCGTATCTGCCGTGACCTGACTGACATTGACCTTCGTTTGAAGGACATCGACATGAAGTTCACCCGCAGGAACTACGAAGCCATTCAGAGCAAGGCTCAAGTGCTGATTTCCATGCTACAGCAACCGAAGATACACCCAATGTTGGCGTTTTCGCACTGCGGTCTGTTCACCGACCCGGAGAGTGCGTATGCGGTCAGCATGAAGCACTATGAGGAGGAACAGGAAAAGCTGTTACAGCAACAGCAGGCTCAGAACCCGTCCGAAGACCCGGACGATGATGAGACCGAAGAATGATTTGAACGGTTCGCCGTTTGAATATTGACAGAGAAGTCGTTAATCGCAAAAGGTAGAGAAACCTTAAATCGCAAGCATGGTCACAGAAGACCCTAAAAGACAAGGAGGAATTTTTATGGCGAAGATTGACGTGACACAGATTGAGGGTTATGCGGAAATGTCCGCAGAGGACAAGCTGAAAGCTCTCGAAGCTCTTGACCTCCCTGACCCGGACTATTCCGGCTACGTGAAGAAAGAGAGCTTTGACAAGACTGCTTCTGAGCTGGCGGCTCTCAAGAAACAGCTTAAAGAGAAAATGACCGATGATGAAGCGGCAAAACAGAAGGAACAAGAGGAACGTGAGGAGTTGCAGAACAAGTATGAAAAGCTCTTGCGTGAATCTGAAATCGCCAAAAACAAGGCGAAGCTGGTTGCTCTCGGTTATGAGGAGAAGCTGGCTGACGAGACAGCAGAAGCTATGGCAGACGGAAATTTGGAGAAAGTGTTCGTCAATCAGAAGAAGCACCTTGACTCCTTCGAGAAGAAGGTACGTGCGGAAGCCTTGAAAGACACTCCCAAACCTACTCCCGATGGAGATTCCAAAACTATGACACTTGAAAAATTCCGAAAGATGTCCCATGCGGAACGTGCCGCTTTCTATGCGGAACACCCGGAGGAATACAAAGAATTATATGGAGGTAAAGAATAATGGCTTTCACTCACACTATTTACGATAATTTCTTCCTCTCCAACGAGGTGGAAGACCAGTTTAACTCCCATCTGAATCTACAGCAGTTCTGCACTGTTGACAATTCTCTTGTGGGCGAAGCTGGCATGAAGCGCAAAATCAACGTCTACACCGCTACTGATGGTACTGAGAAGCTGACTATGGGTGCGGGTAACACCAAGTCCATCGAGGTCTCCTATGCGGAGAAGGAGTATGAAATCCTCCTCGCTCAGAACCGTTTCGAGTACTACGATGAGCAGGCTATGATTGACCCCATGCTCGTTCCCGTTGGTGTGCGCCACATGGCTACGGATATGTTCAACACCGTCAATGCGGACATTTTCGCAGAGTACAACAAGGCTACTCTTGAGCTTGCCGCTACTGATTACGGTTTCGGCACTTTCGCTGACGCTGTTGCGAAGCTGAACCTTGAGGAAATCGAGGGCGTGACCATCTTCGGCTTCGTCAACCCCGCTGACATGGCAGAGGTGCGTAAGGCTTTGAAGGAAGACCTCAAGTACGTTGAGTCCTTCTCCCGTAACGGCTATGTTGGCACTGTGGCTGGCGTGAACCTGTACACTAAGAAGGACGCTGTTTCCGGCACTATCATCATTGCCACCAAGGAAGCCGTGACCCTGTTCAACAAGCTCGGCACTGAGATTGAGCAGATTACCAAGAACGCCCGTTCTGAGACTGCGGCGAATACCCGTCTTAACACCATCTTCTCCCGTAAGTATTATCTTGCGGCTCTGACGGACGCTACCAAGGCAGTGAAGATTACCGTTGCACCTTCTGTGTAATCGGTGAGGACAGGAGGACAGAACTATGTACAAAGTCGTAAACGATTTTCGTGACGCAAAGAACGATAACCACCTGTATAGGGTGGGTGACGATTACCCTGTAGCTGGCTATAAGCCCACCAAGGCTCGTATCGAGGAGCTGGCGAAGGGTAAGAACAGGCTCGGCAAAGTGTTCATCGAGGAGGTTCTTGAGGACACCAACAAAGGCGAGGAGACAGCCCCCGAACCTGAGAACGATAAGAACGAGTCTGCGGAGTAACGAGAAAGGAGGACGGATAACATGACTGACGCTGAAAAGCTGGCGGCTCTCAAGGCTATGGTCGGCGGTTCTGACACTGATGAAGTGTTATCCGCTTACCTGACTCTCGCCGGAAGAAAGATTATCGCTAAAGCCTATCCATACAAGCCTGACGAGACAGTTGTCCCGGCTCAGTATGACTATCTGCAAGTTGAGATAGCCGCTTATATGCTGAACAAGCGTGGTGCGGAAGGACAGACCTCTCACACCGAAAACGGTATCACGAGACAGTATGAAAACGCTGACGTACCCGCTTCCATGCTGAAAGCGATTACTCCGTACTGCGGGGTGATTTCATGAGGTGCATGAACAGGAACAAGGTCAAATTCTATTACGCCTTGTACGAAAGCCGTGAACCTATCATGAACCAGTATGGGAAACCTTCGGGTCAGCACAAGGTTATCTACGGCAATCCGATTGAGGAATACGCCAATATCTCTGCCGCCAAGGGGGAAACCCAAACACGGCAGTTCGGGGAAAACGAGTCCTACGATAAGGTGATTGTGATGGACTTGGGTACTCCGTCCATTGACGAATACTCTATCCTTTGGGTCGATACAGAACCACAGCTCAATGAGGACGGTTCGCTGGCGGTCAATGACAAGGGTGAGGTTATCACTCCTCATGACTACGTGGTGAAGAAGGTCGCAAAGAGCTTGAACAACGTGTCGATTGCGATAAGCAAGGTGACGGTCAGTGGGTAAGAAGGTTATCACATTCGGATTGTCCGCAAGAGAAATCAACAGGGCTATCAAAGAGCTTGAACAGTACAAGCAGGAAATCGTTCGGAAGACTGACCTCCTTCGGGAAAAGGTTGCCGACAGGCTTGCGGAGCTGGCGAAAAACGGATTTGCCGGGGCAGTCGTGGACGATTTGCTCAGAGGTGGACAACGCACCGCACAAGTCGATGTCACCATTGAAGACCGTGAAAACGTGACTCTTGTGATTGCAAACGGCGAGGACGCAATTTGGGCTGAGTTTGGTGCTGGCGTTCATCACAACAGTTCTCCCGGCAGTTCCCCGCACCCAAAGGGTTCGGAGCTTGGTTTCACCATCGGAAGCTACGGAAAAGGCATGGGTAAGAAGGACACTTGGGGGTTCTACGAGGACGGCGAGTTACGTCTGACTCATGGCGCACCCGCTACTATGCCGATGTACAACGCTCTGAAAACGGTGTGTGACGAGATTTCCGAAATCGCAAGGGAGGTGTTTCGATGATTGACATGGAAGACGAGATTTTTGGCGAAGTATCGGAGAGGGTCTATGAACAATTCTCTGAGAAATACCCTGACTTGTTCGTCACGGGTGAATACGTCAAGTCTCCTCCCTCTTTCCCTTGCGTGTCGCTCGTTGAGGTAGACAATGCGGTTTTCCGTAATTCGCAGACTACGGAGGGTCACGAAAACCATGTGGCTGTCATGTACGAGCTGAATGTCTACACGAACAAGTCAGTCGGTAAAAAGGCTGAGTGCAAAGAGCTTGTGGCTTTCGTGGACGCACTGCTCATGGAGCTTAATTTCACGAGAACCATGCTTGAACCTGTTCCGAACCAAGACGATGCCACCATCTACCGTATGCTTGGTAGATACCGGGCAGTCATATCCAAAAACAAGACCATATTTAGGAGGTAAAGAGTTATGGCTATTTCCACTTATAAAATTTTCCTGATGATGAAGGGCGAAACTGCTTACGAAAAGCTCATCGACATCAAGGACTTCCCTGACCTCGGCGGCTCTCCCGAAATGCTTGAGACCACCACCCTGTCTGACAAAATGCAGACCTATATTCCGGGTATTCAGTCCCTTGACGCTCTTGAGTTCACTGCGAACTACACCAAGACAGACTTTACCAAGCTCAAGGCACTTGAGGGTCAGGAGAAGGAGTTCGCCGTTTGGTTTGGCGGTGACGAGACTGGCAGTACGCTCACGCCTACTGGTGCTGACGGCAAGTTCACTTTCAGCGGTCAGCTTTCCGTATTTCCCGTTGGCGGCGGCGTGAACGAGGTCGTTGATATGACCGTCACTATCGCTCCGTCTACGCCTATCGAACTGGCTACAAACTAAGAAATAATTTAGGAGGACAGCAAAAATGGCAAAGCAGTTAAATTTCACTTTTGAGGACAAGGAGTACACCCTTGAGTTTACCCGCAGAACCGTCTCCGAAATGGAGAAAAAGGGCTTCGTTGCGTCTGAGATTACCGACAAGCCCATGACCACTCTCCCGGCGTTGTTTGCCGGAGCGTTCCTTGCTCATCACCGTTTCGTGAAGCAGGAGACGATTGACAAAATCTTTTCTAAACTTACCAAAAAGGAAGATTTAATCGGTAAGTTGGCAGAAATGTATAACGAACCGATTATGGCTCTCGTTGAAGAACCTGACGAAGACGAGGGAAACGTAAACTGGACAGCGACTTGGTAAGTAACTCGCTGTCCTCCTCTGAGGGGGGTGGTGGTGCTTCTGCCACTGCTCCCCTCAAATCTTACACAGAGAAATTCATTGAGCTGTTCCCGTACTACCTCTCCATCGGCATGACGGAGGAACAGTATTGGGACAAGGATAACCAGCTCGTGATTGCGTTCCGTAAAGCCGATGAAATCCGTCTTACCCGGAAAAATCAGGAATTGTGGCTACAGGGTGCATATTTCTACGAAGCTCTGTGTCGGGTGTCTCCTCTCCTTCATGCCTTTGCGAGAAAGGGAACGAAAGCAAGCCCGTATCTCTCCGAACCATTTGCGCTTAACGAGAAACAAGCCGAACTGATTGAGGAAGAAAAGTCCAAGAAGGTCTTTGATAAGGGCAAGAAAATGATGGAGGGCTTTATGGTACAGCACAATAAAAAATTCGGAAGGAAGTGAGAACAATGTCTACGACAATTGAATCGTTGCAGATGGAGGTACAGTCTAATGCTACCTCTGCTGTTAGTGGCATAGACGCACTTGCTTCCTCGCTTGGTAAGTTGAAAAACGCTACGAAGGGCGGGATTGGGTTGACCGCTGTTGCAAAACAGCTCACTACGCTCAATTCTGCCCTGAGTGGCATTAGTGGGGCAAATGCGGACAACTTGAACAAACTCGCACAGGGATTGCAGACGCTCTCCTCCTGCGGAAATCTCAAGCTCTCGTCCTCTGTCTCCACACAGATAACGAACATTGGCAGTGCGGTTCGGTCTCTCGGCGGCACTGATTTCTCTGCCCTCACGAACCTTGCCAATGCTCTTACCCCGCCTTCCAACATTGGGAAAGTAAATCTAAACAGCTTTATCTCTCAGTTGCAAAGGCTACCGCAAGCGGTACAGGCTCTTAATTCTGTGAATATGGGTTCGCTTGCTTCGCAGATAAATCAGCTTGTTTCGGCTTTGTCCCCGCTTTCGCAGATGGGAAGGAACAACCTGACTTCCTTTGTAACGCAGTTGCAGAAGCTCCCACAGGTCATGACCGCTCTACGGTCTGTGAACATGGGTCAGCTTGCTTCGCAGATTCAGCAGTTGGCAAACGCACTCTCCCCGCTGGCTACGCAAATGCAGTCCATAGCAAACGGCTTCTCTGCTTTCCCCGCACGTATTCAGCGGCTTATTCAGAGCAACAGCAAGCTCAGTGCTTCCAACAGCGGTCTCGGAAAAAGCTACGCCAACCTTGCGGCACAGATAGGTATTGCCTATGTTGCGCTGACGAGGATTGCCCGTGTGGTCGCTTCGTGGATTACGAAATCCAATCAGTATGTAGAGGACTTGAACCTCTTTACCGTTGCCCTCGGCGAGTATGCGGGAGAAGCGCAGAAATACGCTGAGACTGTTGCGGAAATTATGGGCATCGACCCGGCAGAATGGCTGAGAAATCAGGGTGTGTTCATGACGCTGGCAACAGGTTTTGGCGTGGTAAACGACAGAGCTTACATCATGAGTAAGAACCTGACTCAGCTCGGCTATGACCTGTCCTCGTTCTTCAATATCAGCTATGAGGACGCTTTTCAGAAGTTGCAGTCGGGTATTGCCGGAGAGCTTGAACCGCTCCGTAGGCTCGGTTATGACCTGTCTGTGGCAAGGCTACAGCAGGAAGCGTTGAACCTCGGTATTGAAAAGAGCGTAAGTGCCATGACTCAGGCTGAAAAGGCTGAGTTGCGCTACTATGCCATTATGACTCAGGTCACTACGGCGCAGGGCGATATGGCTCGTACTTTGGAAGCTCCTGCAAACCAGCTTCGAGTGCTACAGGCACAGGTGACACAGTGCGCTCGTGCGCTCGGTAACATCTTTATCCCGGCTCTCAATGCGGTACTGCCGTATGCAATCGCATTGGCGAAGGTCATTCGCATGATAGCCAACATCTTGGCAAGCCTGTTTGGTTTCTCTCTCCCTGAGATTGACTACAGCGGCTTGTCGGGTGCGGCTGGCGGTGCGGCTGACGTTGCCGACAATCTTGGTGACGCAACGGATAAGGCAAAGGAACTGAAAAACGCTCTGCTCGGCATTGACGAGCTGAATGTAATCAGCCCTCCCGAAAGCTCTGGAGGCGGTGCTGGCGGCGTTGGTGGAGGTGGCGGCGGTCTCGGCTTTGAACTGCCCGAATATGACTTCCTCGGTGACGCTGTAAACCAGCGCATAGACGGAATCGTGCAGAAGATGAAAGAATGGCTCGGCATTACAGGAGAAATTGACTCTTGGGCTGACCTGTTCGACACCCGTTTGGGTAAAATCCTGCTTACGGTCGCTGGTATCGGTGCGGGGCTTGCCGCATGGAAAATCGCAAAGGGCATTACAGAATTTCTCAGCACTCTAAGCAACATGAAGGGCTTCACCGCTCCTACGGGTCTGGTGGGTTTTCTCATGCTGGTAGCAGACCTCAAGAAGTTCACAGAGTATCTGCAAGATATTTTGGAGAACGGTGCGTCTGTTCAGAATGTGGCTGGACTTATTGCAGAAGGTCTTGGGGCAATTGGTGACGCTTTCATAATCCTCGGCAAAGTGGAGCTTGGTGCGTCCCTCAAAATCATACAGGGCATTGGCGAGATTGTCAGTGCGTGTGCGGATATTGCCAACAACGGTGTCAATTGGGAAAACGTAAGTACGGCAATCCGTGGTATCAGCAACATCGGCATTGGTATCGGTCTGCTTACCGCTAAGACGGGTGGGCTGAAACTTGCCGGGTGGAGTCTTGTCGCACAGGGCATAAGCGGCATTATCGGGGAAATCGGCAACATCATGACCGCTATTCGCACTGGCGATTGGAGCGGCGTTGACAAGGTGACGCTGATTATCAGCGCACTTGAAATCATCGGAGGTCTTGCGCTTGCCCTCGACTGGTTCTCCAAGCTCAAGGGCGTAACCACCGTTGGACAGGCGGCGCAGTCCGTATCTACCGTGGCTGACGCAACACAGGCGTTGGACACTACGGTCAGCACGAAGCTGTCTCCGAACCTCACCTCCCTTGCGAAAAACCTCGGATTGGGGATTGTCATTATCGCAGAGGTGGCGGTTGCCGCTGGTCTCATCGTTGCCGCCATTTGGGGGCTTGGTGAGCTGTTGGCACAGGTAGCCGAAGCATGGCAACCTGTCATTGACAACGGCGGTACAGTTGCGGCGGCTATGGGTATCGGTGCTGGTATCTTGGCGGCAGTAGGCGTTGCGACAGCTCTGCTCGGCTCTGCGGGTACTTCCCTCATCGTGAACATAGCTCTCGGCACAGCTATCCTCTTGGAGCTTGGTGTCGCTACAGGGCTGTTCATCGTTGAGATTTGGGCTATCGGCAAGGGCTTGGACGAAATCGGCAAAGCATGGCAACCTGTCCTCGACAACGGGGAGACGATTGCTACCGCTATCGGTCTTGGAACTGCCTTGCTCATCGGTATCGGTGTTGTGACGGCGGCTCTCGGCGTGGCTACGGTCGCTTCTGCGGGTCTGTTACCGTTGGCAATCGGTCTCGGTACGGCTCTGCTTGTAGAGCTGACTGCGGCGTTGATTCTGTTCATCGAAAGCCTTGTGGCGGTAGCGGACGAGCTTGGAAACAACCTGTCCCCCGCACTGGACGATTTGAATGGGAAGCTCCCTGACCTGACTACCAATATGTCCAACTTCGTAGACTTCATGTGTGCGTTTGCCGGAGAGGTAGTAAGGTATTCGGGCGCAAGCACGATTGCCGGGTTGTCCGCTACTATCGACACCATCATCGGTTGGTTCACGCAAGACCCGATTGAGAAGATGTCCAATGACGTGGACAATGTGGCGAACCAAGCGTCTGACCTCAACGACAAGCTGAACATAGCAGTCCCTGAGTTGGAGACCGCCATAGAACTTCTCAATAAGTACGTTGATTTCATTGACGAACTCGGCACGATTGCGGGGTCTGGCGGTACGGTAAACCTCTCCGAAGGGCTGAAAGTAAACCTCAGAACTGTCGGTGAGAACATCGTCACGGGCTTCAATGAGGGTGTAAGGAACAAGTATTCCACCATTCAGTCCACCATCACCACATGGGGTACGGACGTGCAGAAGTGGTTTACCAACTCCTCCTACGGCGGTATCAACCGGGAGAAGTGGTCTGAGTTTGCCAACAACATCATCAACGGCTTCAAAGACCGTGTTTCTTCGTCTTCGAGCAATTCCAAGAGCAGTATTACCTCGTGGGCTTCCAATATCAAGATGTGGTTCACGAACAACAGCTATGGCGGCATTAACAGGGAGACGTTCCAAAACTACGGCAAAGACATCATCAACGGCTTCAACACTGGTATCACGAACAATTACAGTACGGCGAAAAGCGGCATGACCTCCTTCGCCAACACTGTGAAAAAGGCGTTTACGGAGATTGTCTCCTACAACACGTTCAAGGATATTGCCAAGGACGTGATTGACGGGTTTAACAAGGGTATCAATGACTTCTACTACACAACCGCAAGTTATATGCGGAAGTGGGCTAATGCGGCGAAACAGGCGTATAAGGCTGAGTTGGACTCTAACTCCCCGTCTAAGGTGTTCATGCGTATCGGTGAAGATACCGTCCTCGGTTATAACCTCGGTATTATGAACCTTGGCGAAACCACAAGGGGTGTCGTAACCAGTTGGGCGGACTCGTTCACGAGCGTCAGCCCTGTCATGAGCTTTGCGGTGGACACCTCCGCACTGCGCTACTACAGCAGTGACTCCTTCGCAAAATCCGTATCGGCAAGCGTCACAAGCACCAGCTCTGTGGCGGTCAGCGGGTTCAAGGAGGGCATGGAGGAGTTCTACCATGAGTACATCGAACCTACGATGGCTCAGATGGCAGAGGATATGCGCCGTCAGGCAGACAAGAATGAGCAGACCATTGTTCAGATTGGCAACCGAACTGTTTCGGACGCTGTGACCACTCAGCGGAAAGCCAATGGATATGCGTTTGTGAAATAAGGAGGGAAGGTAATGTCTTATTTGGCAATCAACGGTTATGAATTACCTCCTCCGAAACGAGGAGTACACCCTATCGTGACAACGGTAGTGGACGCTGGCAGAAATGCCAACGGTGCGGTCGTGGGACAGCGTGTGGGTCGAGACCAGTACAAGATTGACGGTCTTGAATGGCCTTGGCTCACCGCTGAACAGTGGAGTCGCATACTCAACGCTCTCAGCGGATTCTTCGTGTATGTGACCTTCGTTGACCCTGTGACCAATTCCCGGAAGACCATTAAGATGTACCCCGGCGATAGAACTGCCGAACCTTATTGGGTGGACGGGAACGACAAGCCTACGCATTACAGAAATTGCAAGGTGAATTTGATTGACTGCGGTGAGTAAAGGAGGGGTTTTATGCAGAAGGTTTCCAAAGCGTATCAAGACAGCATGAAATCCTCTCTCCGGGAGAGAGCATACATCATGCTCTCTTTCGGACTCATCAATCAGGAAGCACAGGCGAAAGCCAAAATTGGCGAGGGAGATTTTGCCTACTACTCCAATTCGGAGAACATTTTCGGGGAGAAAACGGACGATACCATCTACGCTACCCTTGAGGAGAACTTCACCAAGGTTGACGGGACGATGTTCTTCCTTCCCCGGCAGAATCTCTCCAACGCCTATCTTGATACGGGTATTATCAGCAGACAGCTTCTCACAGAAGCGTTGTTTGAACTGACCATCAACCTCAATATGGTCGCTACTGACTTCAAGGGTATTACCATCAATTTCGGTGAGAACTACCCTGTGGACTTCGACATGGTGAGCAGTAGCGGACAGGTAATTGAGTTCCGCAACAATACAGAGTCCCTATTCAGTACGGAAGAAGTGTTGGAGAACACCACTCAGGTAAAGCTGGTTTTCTACACGATGAAAAACCCACAGAGTCGGTTGCGTATCTACTCTATCCGCTTCGGCTACGGGCTTGTGTACTACAACAAGGACGTAATGAGTTCTTCGCTGGAAAGCTATGTTTCCCCCATCGGGGCAGACGTGCCGCAGATTGATTTCACGGTACAGCTTAAAAACTACGACCACTACTTCAACGTGGATAACCCGAAGTCTGCCATTAACTTCCTCGAAACGGGGCAGGAAATGGAGATTTATTACGGATATCAGCTTCCCAATGGCGGGGACATCGAGTGGATTCGTGGCAACCGTCTTCTCTGCTCTGAGTGGGAGTCGGACGATTACACCGCTACCATTCGTTGCCAAGACATCTTCCGCAACATGGACTCGGAGTTCTACCGGGGAATGTACAACAGTGCGGGAGTGAGCTACTACGATTTGGCGGTCAGCGTCCTTGCAGACGCAGGGTTGGAGGATTACTACCTTGACCCGCAACTTAAGAACCTTTACTCCAAAAACCCCCTCCCAAGAGTAACCCACAAGGAAGCGTTACAGATTATCGCCAATGCCTGTCGGTGTACCCTCTCGCAGACACGGTACGGGACAATCCAAATCAAGTCCTCTTTCGTACCCGAAGCGGCGGCAAGCGCAGATACGGAAGCGGAGTATTCCAACATCGAGGGCATTATGGACGATACGGTGAAGGACGAGTACGCTACGCTGGCTACGAACTACACCACCGCTGGCGGTACTATGTTCTTCCTCCCTCGCAACATCAGCGGGAATGTCCTCAACACAGGCTTTGTGTCTGCTGAGATTTCCGGGGAGGACGGGACGTTTGAGAGCAATCCTGTTGTCACCATCACTCAGGAAGTTGCCTGTATGTACTACGGTGTGAGACTGGTATTCGGTCAGGCTGTCCCTGCGGCGTTCACCATTCGCACCTACAACAACGGGACACTGGTCACAGAGTATGAGGTGGGAGCGGACGAAATCAGCAGGATTACGGTCTTGCACGAACCGTTCTATGACTTCGATGTCATGAGAATCGAGTTTACGAAGACCGCAGAACCCTACAACCGCATTGTGTTGAACAATTTCAGTTTCGGTGATATTACGGACTTCACCATGACCCGCAACGACATGACCTCCTCCCCGAAAGCTATCAAGCAGGAGCTTATCAAAGAGGTTGTCGTGCCTTGCTACAGCTATCAGAGCGGCGTGGAGGAAGAAAGCCTTGTCAGCGAGGAAGTGACTGTAGCGGCTGGCGATATAGAGACGTTCTTCATCGGAGAACCCTCCTACGATTTCAGAGCTACTTTGCAGGACGTGAGCGGCGGGGTGACTATCCTTGAATGGGGCAATTACTTCGTCACCGTCCAATTCAGCGTGACAGGCACATACAGGCTTGAGGTATTCGGCTATCGTTACAAAATCGTGGAGCGGTACGCCACCAAGACCCTCAACAACAGGGGCAAGACAATCAAGTGGGAAAACCCGCTCATGTCGGATATTGAAATGGCTACTGACCTTGCAGACTGGCTCGGTGACTACTATAAGTCTGGCATTGAGTACGAGTACGACACGAGAGGAAACCCCGAACTCGATGTGAATGACATCATCTATCAGGAAAACGAGTTCCATGAGGGCATGAAGGTGAAGGTCTACAGGCAGACCCTAAACTTCAATCAAAGTTTTTCGGGCAAGGTAACGACTCGAAGGATAGGAGGTTAAGTATGGCGTGGGAAACACCTAAAACCGATTGGTACGGGACAACGGACGCTGACGGGAATTATACAGGGGACAGATTTAATGCGGCTGACTTCAACCGTATCAAGAATAACCTCGATTACCTCCGGGAGCTGGCAATCAAGCTCTATGAAGAATTTTCGCTGGTCTCCCTCGGTGAAGACCGTACCCCCGTAGATTACTTCTATGCTGACGAAATCAATCAGCTTGAGGAAAATCTGAACACGGTGAACGACAACACCCTGCAAAGGTCGTATGGCACTGCGCCTACGTATGTAGATAACGGCAACGTCATGGATTACGTAGAGCTAAACAGGCTCGAAGGTGCAATCCTCGACCTTTATGACAGGCTCATCAACGAGTCGGAAGGGAGAAGAATGTTCACTTGGAATTTTGGTATGAAAGGAGGAGACCTGTAAATGGCATGGGAACTGCTACCTGTCAATTATACGGACGCTGTTTGGAGCGGACTCAAGCGGTATAACACCGTCAACAATGACGATGGCACTGTGTCCTTCCAAGATGTGACCGTATACAGTGGCAAGGAAACGTCCTTTTTCGGTGCGAAGGACGCAAACCGCATGAACGAAGCACTGAACACGCTTATGAGCATGGTGGAGAGCGGAACTGACCTGTACACGGCGTTCCAAAACTACTTCAACACCCAAAAGGGTCTGTTTGAGGACACCGCCAACGCTACTCAGGCTGGTTTCAATGAGTATGTGGAGGGGCTGAAAGCCGAGGGTGACGCTACCATCGAGACCATCAAGACAGACTACCGCAACGAAATCACCGCCTTTGAGAACAATCAGGAAGCCTTGTTCAACACTTGGTTTGAGTTCATCAAGGGTCAGCTTGGGGAGGACGTTGCGGGAAATCTGCAAAATCAGATTGATGTCCTCGACACAAAGACGGACGGGTTTGAAGCCCGTGAAACCGTGTTCTCTCAGGACGGGAACACGATTACCGAAACCTACGGCACGAAGCGTGTTGAGACAGAATTTGTCTCTGAGAGACAAATCGTACAGAAGCTCTATGAGGGTGACGTGCTTGCCCTCACCAAGACCGTCACATTCAGTGCTGACGGGTTGAGTATCAGCGAGGAGGTTAAGTAATGAGTTGGGCAGAAGCAAAATGGGTGGTCGATAATATCCTGCAAAAAGTGGGACAAGCCCCCAACAATATGAGAGCGTTTTCGGTTTCTTCGGTCTCCAAGACCAGTCTCGGCGTAAGATTCCTTGAACCCGAAGACAGCTACGACAGCGCAGGAAATCTGATTTGCTCCGTTGGCGGCGTTATGATTCGCATGAGCGAAACGGATTATCCTGCAAACACCAGTGACGGCACACTGGTAATCGACAACAAAGACCTTGGGAAGTACGCTACGGACGCTTTCGAGGTGAGCGGTGGTCTCGTAGAGGGGAAAACCTATTACTTCTCCGCTTTCCCGTACTCCTCTCAGGGCGTGTATAACCTGTCGAGTGACGAGAGCAACCGGGCAACAGGTTCTCCGGCTGACGGCGAGAAGGTCACGGTCAACGTCAACATTGACGATACCACAGGGTTCAGCAGTGTCACCATTACCTGTGTGGACGAGACCAATCCCACAGAGACCAAGACGGCTACCATCACCGCTACGCAGAGAACCGCAAGTTTCACCGTTCCCATCGGTGACACCTACCACATCGAGTACGGTGCGGCTGACGGGTATTCCAAGCCGGACAACACCGCTTCCAAGGTGTCTGTTGCGGGTGAGACCACTACCTACGAAGCCACCTACTACTATTTCACCGCCACCATCAACGTCACCTACCCGTCTGGCGCAACGCTGACCTGTTCCTACGGCTCTACGGTCTACACCGCTACCACTACCACAGGCAGTTACCAGTTCAAGGTGCATGAGGTCGGCACATGGGTTGTCAAGGCGGTACAAGGCTCTGAGGAAGTCTCCACCTCTGTCTCCATCACCACTGACGGGCAGAGCGAGAGCGTTGAACTGTCCTTCGTGAAAATCTATGGTATCAGCCGCAACGTGACTTCTTCCTCTCCCGCATGGGCGAGAACGGACGATGCCGTAGGTCTCACCGCAACCGCTTCTGTCGGCACGACTGCCGGGTCGAGCGACTTCGACAACTGCGCTCCTTGGAGCGGCATGACGAGGGAAACCCTCTCCACTGGTGACGTAATGGTGAAAATCCCGAAGTTTTGGTATCGCCGTTACAAAGAGGGGGACATCGAGTACATCAAAATCGCAGACAAAGCCACCACAGGCTTTACCCTGCACCCGCTGTTTAACCATGCAGGAGTCGAGTCTGACTGCGCTTACGTTGGCGCATACAAGACTTCCAGCAATAACAAGTCGGTCAGCGGTGCGTCCCCGCAGGTGTCTCAGACGAGGGCTACCTTCCGTAGCAACGCCAAGGCAAAGGGAACGGGTTGGAGCTTGATTGATATTGCGGCGGTGTCTGCAATCCAAATGCTCTGCATGGTGGAGTTTGCGACAACCAACGCACAGGCGGCAATCGGCAGGGGCTACTGCGACAGCAACAGTGCGGCTCTCTCCACCGGCTCTTGCAACAATGTTGCCAACCTGACGGGCAGACCCGCTGGCACAGACGGCAAGACAGGCGTTGTCTACAGAGGTATCGAGGACTTTTGGGGCAACGTGTGGGAGTGGGTTGACGGCGTGAACTGGAACGGCGGCACGTACTACGTCTGCAACAATCCTGCCAGTTATGCCGATGATACCGCCACAAACTACACTGCGCTCTCTTATAAAGGTAGCACAGGCTGGTCTCAGTCCTACATCACCACAGAGGGTCTTGACACTGGCAACAATCCTCACGTCATGCTCCCGTCTGCGGCTGGTAGCGGCAGTGAGTCCACCTACTACTGTGACGCTTGTTGGAGTAACACAGGTTGGAGGGTGTTCCAGCACGGCGGCACTTGGAGTAATGGCTCGGATTGCGGTCTCTTTGCGGCTTATGTGTACCACACTTCGTCCCTTTCCTACTCGGACGTTGGCTCTCGCCTGCTTTATATCCCCTCCTAAGGGGGCGTGGGGGATTTTCTCCCCCACAATGCTGGTCGAGAAATAACTGAGAAGAACTTGCAAGTTTAAGGCGAACAGTGAAGCGAGTGTTCCAACACGGCGGCAATTGGAATAATGGCTCGAATTGCGGTCTCTTTACGGCTAATTTGAACAACACTTCGTCCAATTCCAACACGAACATTGGCTCTCGCCTACTTTTGTTAAGACCATTCACAATAATGCTGTCTCGCCGTACCCATTGGTAAAAAATTGTTTGGAGGGACGGGGTTAGTAGGTTCATTCTCGAAAGCCCCGCAAGAAACAAAAGCAATATGAAAAGAATTGGTTTCCTTTACGAACAGATTGTTTCTGTCGAAAACTGCAAGCTGGCTATCCAAAACGCTTCCAGGCACAAGGGTAAGCGGCAAGCTGTAAAAGAGGTTATGAACAACCTCGACACCTACGCACAAGACCTGTCAGAGCGTCTGATTCGTTTAGATTTCCTCTCACCTTACAGGACTCGTATCATCAAGGACGGTCTCTCAGGGAAGGAGCGGGAGCTACAAATCCCGGCGTTCTACCCTGACCAATGCGCCCATCACGCCATTGTGCAGATACTTCAACCTATCTTTCTGAAATCGTCCTACCTGTGGAGCTGTGCCAATATCCCCAACCGAGGTATCGACCATGCTTGCAAAGGAGTGGAAAGAGCTACTGTGAGGGACAAGAAACACGCCAAATACTGCGTGAAAATGGACATCAGCAAGTTCTATCCATCTATCCCGCATGACAAGCTCAAGGAGCGTCTGAGGGAGAAAATCAAAGACGAAAAGGCACTACAGATACTATTCAAGGTGATTGATTCCCATTCTCCGGGTATTCCCATTGGGAACTACACCTCGCCATAGTTCGCAGAGTTCTTCCTGCAACCGCTGGACAATTACATCAAACAGACGCTTGGCGTGAAGCATTATATCCGCTACGCAGACGATTTGGTGATGATTGGCGGCAACAAGCGGAAACTCCGTAAAGCCATGAAGGGCGTTATGGCTTTTGTCACTGGTCTTGGTCTGACCATCAAGCATGACTACCAGTTGTACCGTGTTCAGCGAAACTGCAAGAGCAACAAGCACCGCAGAGGTCGGAAGATTGACTTTGTGGGTCGCTGTTTCGGGGTAGGGTTCACCACCATACGGAAAAGACGTGCGCTGGCACTCATGCGGCAAAGCCGATTCATACAGAAGCTACAGCGTCAAAACCGTCCAGTATCGTATCACCTTGCTTCCGGCTTTCTGTCACGGTGCGCCTGTTTCAAGCACACCAATTCAGAGGGCATGAAGAAAAAGTATTACGATACGGTCAACATCAAAAAGCTAAAGGAGGTAATTAGAAATGAGAGTAAGAGGAAATCTCTCTCCCAATGCGCTTGACATCGAAGCGTTTGCCCCCATGCCGGGGTATGTGGAGGTCAGACTGCGTGAGAACGTCAAGAGCGTCACCGTGGTCGATGAAATGACCGAAGCGGAAGTCACCATGTACGAGTATGACGAATACACCTTCCATCTGGCAGACAAGGAGGGGTTGCGGGAGGAAATCGAAGCGAACCTCACTGACTGGCTGATTACGGGAAGGACGCTCGAAATCAACGAGGGTGCAAGCATTGTACAGGACATGAAGGAAGCTCTTGAGATTGTGGGGGTGAGCGTATGAACATGATTGAACAGGCACAGGCAATTCGTGAAGCTATGGACTACGCAGGAGCTACGCTGACAGAGGAGATGGCTCTGATTTGCGTCCATATCTACCGTCCGTGGGCGGTCAACACCGCCTACAAGGTGGACGAGTATCTTACCTATGGGGTAAACAGCGTGGGAGACCCACAGCTCTACAAGGTGGTACAGGCACACACCTCTCAGGCTGATTGGACTCCTGACCTCACTCCGGCACTCTTTACACCCATCGGGCTTGACGAGGAGGGCTACCCCGTGTGGTCTCAGCCGACAGGCGCACATGACGCATACAACAAAGGGGACATTGTGGATTACAACGGCACTTTGTATGAGTCCCTGATTGACGGCAACACCTATTCCCCCGAAGCGTACCCGGACGGGTGGAAGGTGTACTCCGCATAATGACAGGGAGGGACTTAACATGATAACAGAAACCACACTCATTGTGAGTGTAATCGGGGCGGTATTCGCAAGCACAGGCTTTTGGGCTTTCCTTACCGCCATGATTCAGCGCAGAGACAAGAACAAGAGTGCGGAAGCACAAATGCTCAGAGGTCTCGGTCACGACCGCATTTGCTACCTCGGCTCGTGCTATTTGGAGCATGGGTATATCACCAAGGAGGATTACGAAAACCTCCATGATTACCTGTATGTCCCATATAAGCGGCTTGGCGGGAACGGCACTGCGGAAAAAATAATGAAGGAGGTAGAGAAACTACCTCTGAAAGAAACGGAGGATTGAGAAATGGCTTACACAAACAGTTCGTTGGTGACGTACAAAAACATCACCAAGAACAGGACAAGCCCCCGCAACCATGCCATTGACACAATCACCATTCACTGCATTGTAGGTCAATGGACAGCAAAACAGGGGTGCGACTACTTTGCTTCTACGGACAGGCAGTGTTCCGCAAACTACGTTGTAGGCAAGGACGGGTCTATCGGCTTGTCTGTAGAGGAAAAGGACAGGTCTTGGTGCAGTTCCAGCTCCTCCAACGACAACAGGGCTATCACCATCGAGGTAGCAAGCGACACCACTCACCCGTATGCAGTTACCACACAGGCGTACAATGCGCTTATCAAGCTGGTGGCTGACATCTGCAAGAGAAACGGCATTAAGAAGCTCCTGTGGAAAGCTGACAAGTCCCTCATCGGACAGGTCAGCAAGCAGAACATGACGGTACACCGCTGGTTTGCAAATAAGGCTTGTCCGGGAGATTACTTGTATGAAAGACATGGTGAAATCGCAGAAAAGGTCAACGCTCTGTTGGGACAGACTCAGCAGACTACTACCCCGGCTAATCCGTCCTCCCCCTCTACCACAGACACGGCGAAAACCATTTGGGACTTCCTCATCGGCAAGGGTCTCAACGCTTATGCGGTAGCGGGTATCATGGGTAATCTGCAAGCGGAAAGCGCACTGAACCCTCAGAATTTGCAGAACACCTACGAGAAAAAGTTGGGGTACACCGACAACACCTATACCCAAGCGGTAGACAATGGTACTTACACAAACTTCGTGAAGGACTCTGCCGGATATGGCTTGGCTCAGTGGACATATTGGTCTCGCAAACAGGCGTTGCTCCAATACGCTCAGAGCGCAAAGAAATCCATCGGAGACCTCGCCATGCAGTTGGAGTTCCTTTGGAAAGAGCTTCAAGGGTACACCAGCGTCATGAAAACGCTGAAATCCGCTACCTCTGTCCGGCAAGCGTCTGACGCTATCCTCACCGGGTATGAGAAACCAGCTAATCAGGGAGAGAGTGTGAAAACAAAGAGAGCTGGCTACGGTCAGACCTTCTACGACAAGTACGCTTCCACCAACACAGGCACTACGGGCAAGTCTACACTCTATCGTGTGCGTAAGACATGGGCTGACACCAAAAGCCAAATCGGGGCTTATAAGGTGCTGGACAACGCCAAGAAGGTTGCGGACAAAAATCCGGGGTACTCTGTGTTTGACGAGAGCGGAAATGTGGTCTACTCCGGGGGAAGCACCGCCACCACCTTTACCCCGTACCTTGTGAAAGTCACTACGAGCGTACTCAATATCCGCAAGGGGGCTGGTACGAACTACGGCACAAACGGCTCTATCCGTGACATGGGTGTCTATACCATCGTGGAGGAAGCCAACGGTGCGGGTGCTACCAAGTGGGGCAAGCTGAAAAGCGGTGCTGGCTGGATTTCCCTCGATTATACCAAGAAGGTGTAATCGTGGCGAAGCGAAGAAGAAAGACCAAGCAGAAGGTGGAGTTTTCCAAAAAGATACTGCTCTTTGCGGCAGTTATCAACCTTGTCGTAATCGTCTTCACCCTCGTAGTGGTGTGGAGGACGTGCGACCTCTCTCCGTTGGCGTATCTAATCCCCTCTGTGGCGG